CCGGTCAAGGAGATATTCTTGGTCATCCAAAACTCTTCCGCCATTGGATATGACTATACGGTCGATGGAAAGAATGACCAGTTAGTCAATTTAGGATTAAATTTCAACACGACCGAACGAATCCAGCCGAGTATCGGAGTTCCTATTTTTCTTCGAAATATACAGGCTCTTGAATTTCATACAAGAATTCCGGACCGTCTTTTTTACATGTACTCTTTTAGCCTGGATCCCGAGTCCGATGCCCCGAGTGGCCACGTAAACTTTTCCAGAATTCAGAATCAAGTTTTTACTTTAAATTTGAATACCGGTTCAGACAACCGAAATATAATTTTTTATGCGACATCATATAACTTTTTGGATATAAAAGATGGGCACGCGACAGCTATGTTTCCCAATTTTGAGTCTTAAAAGGATCAAACGTCAAGAACCTAATGAAGACCGGAGAGGGTGAGATGGACCTGGGAGCGATCCAGGCGGCCGCATTCGACGTGTTCCAGCCCGTAATGGAATCGGCCGCGGTCCTGGCGGCCCACTACGCCAAGGCGTGTGGTCGGGACGTGGTCCTTGCCGAGGACATGCGCATGGGTATGATGTATGCGGCCCGCAATGTTACAGGGAAACAGGTCGGAACTTTATTTCCCGAGATTTATGACGAAGAGGAGGAGGAAGAAGAGGATGATGATTCATGGGAAACCGTTAGTGATACAGAACTCGAGTGGGTTCGATATGATGGAAACGATGATGATATGGCCCTAAAAATGAACCAGTGCGCTGATACCTGGTCTTCATGGAGGCCCGAAACTCCAGCCGAAAATGCGATTAAGAATGCTGTTGAAAAAGTAGGATCTTCTCAGGTATGAACTTTGATGATGACGATGAGGACGAAAGTGAACCCATACCACGGGTAGCCTATTCAGTAATACTGGAAGAGGAGGACTATGAGGAAGAAGAACCAGAATCATGGGTTCCAGGACTCCAGGACAATATTGAGGAGGATGAAATATTTCAGGAAATTGAAGGGTACTCGCCAGAAATTTTTCGTATAGAATAGTAAATGTCGGGTTTAATGGGAGTCGCCACTCAGCTCGAGGCCCAGTCCCTCAACTCCATCATCGGTGGTTTCTCTTTCGCTAGTGCAATTGCATGGATGGATGTGGTCCGTTGGATCATCAGCCAGGTCGTCAAGGTGAACCGCAACGGCGGTCAGTACTACGTGCTCTCGGCCCTATTCACGACCCTACTGGCAATAGTAGTGTTCATGGTGGTTAAGATGTTCATCAAGAACGTCGATATAAAGGATCCACAGTCGCCAATGTTCGCTGTGACCCGCTAAAGTTTTTGTATATTAAAATTGAAACTAAAATTAATAAAACAATTGTGACCCAGGGTATTTTTCTGGGCGGCTCTGGTTCCTTTGGTGGAACAAAAGTTAGGGCCTCCACAATTCGCCTAATTTCGGTGTCTTGTAGAGGTTGCACGGGGGGGAGGTGTCTTTCGGTATTGTCCGTAACGTGAAGGCGAAGCATAAACGCATTATTGTCCCAGCCATTAAAGTTGAGGGAGTTTCCATCCTTGTCGTACCAGTGGATCGTCAGACGTTGAAGCGTCCCTATGGGTTCAGGATAATCCACGTGAATTTCGTAATCACTATTTTCATGAAAATTCTTGATACAGGCCGACCCGACGTCCATAATGATGGGTGCGAACATACGGGTCGAGTTCGAACCGACGTACGTTCCCTTTGAACTGAGTGATTTTGCATCTAAATTCCAAGGGGTCCTGAGTTCCTCGATATCGAGAAAGACATAATCATTCAGGGAAGCATCGACCAGGGTGCTCGATCGGATCACATATTGATTCAGGAAAGTCGGATCGGCCGTAGGGGCCGTAACGTGTGTAGCCGTTGGTTGTGTTCCTACTGGGAAACCAACGAGTTTAGCAAATTCTGTCGAGTTTATTTGTAATGTAAATGGGTTTGGGGACGAAAATATCATGTGCCCCTCGGCCGGTAAATAAGTTAACGTTAGGGTTCCGTCATTTGTTATGGCCGTAGCTATCGTGTAAACAGAATAGAATCCGGGATTGATAGAAACTGATTTATTAGAAATTGTTTCTGTGTAGACCGAAGATCCGTTTGTTATATTGTACATCGTGTTCGGGACACGGGCACTGACCAGGTCGACTCGACGTACGTTCTTAATCGGCGTGGTCAGATGAAGTGTAAAGTTATTTCCGGTCGGAAACAGGGCCTGATCTCTATTTCGCGAGTCTACAAAGATAAGACGGGTCGTTTCTCCGGTATGATTCATCTAATTTAGTTTAATATTATTTGATTAGGCCTGGGCCTCTGACCAGAAGAGATTCACTTGTACGGTCCCGGCCGTTTGTGTCAAATTTGTCAGGTAAATTACTAAAACATCTGGGCCGTCCGGAAAGTTTTGGTTTCCACCAATGACCGAGTTGGACATTTCTTTGAGAGCCGACAGATCGAGATTATTCTGGTTGTTCCCTTGGACGATGGTCGAAAAGATTCGCTCACCTGGTTGAGGAGTTCCTGTTATCAAGTTGCCCGGATAATACTGGACGAAGCTTGGCTGAGTTCCGTTTTGTTGAGTATTAACATTTACCCAGTTGGCCGAATTGAAAGATACACCGGTCGGATTGAGGAAGCCGACTGTCTGTACATTGAAAGGGGCCGTAACCTCGAGTTTCTGAAGTAAAAGCTGGGCCCTGTTCAAAAGTTCCTTGACGCCAATATCACCCGTGAGGCCATTAGTTATGGATGGCGCGAGACGAATCGCGAATGCACACGCTGAATTGGTCAGACCGACCGTTCCCACCGCCGATGCGTAAGCTGATAATGAATTTGTTATATCGTTTATCACATTATACTGTTGTATCGTTCCGATAGAACCCGTAGGCGAAAGTACCAACTGCGGAGGATTTATAGAAATTGAAGAAATTGTTGCTGTACCACCTGCAGTCGTTACAACGTCACCTACTGCGAAGTTAGATGTTATAGGGTTTAGGTACAAAGCAAACCCGGAACTTGCTCCAGAATTTACCTGACTTAGGACGGTCGCAATCGCGGTTACGGTAGAACGCGTCGAGTTTGTCACTTTTGTGCTGACAGTTATGTTTTGAGGAGTTGTAGAAGTGAGGGAGGTGGTGCCATTCGTTAGAAGAGTTGCTCCAGATGAAGTATCAACTATGCTGGTACCTGAAGCTATAGTTGCTGGTGTAACTCCTGTAACAGTCAAAGTGACTGTTCCCGGGGCACTCGATGCCACACTAGCTCCTGTAACTGTGAGAAAATTAGTAACTGCATGGGTGGCCAAGAAAGTTGCAGTCGCACCTGACCCAGCTCCGACCGCCTGAATCGATAGTGCTACACTCGTCGAAGTCCCAGAAACGGCTGCTGCGACTATTACTTTCTGATTGATGCTTGAAGAGGCCGATGCATTTGTTATAACTGTTCCGATCGGAAAGTTGTATGCTTGTGATCCCGCCCATGCTATAGTCAAGTCCCCAGTTGATGCAGTCGCTGAACTTACGGAAAGTACAAGAGTATATGTAAGACCTGTCGGGGTACCTATTGTAGTTGTAATTGCTGTTCCGCCAAGTGTAGCACTCAGGGTAAAAGTTGTGGTTCCGTTTGTAGCTATAATATAGTAAGTCGTTGGATTGCTGTATCCAGAAATTGAACCTGTTCCGCCATATGTTCCTGAAATAGTGAGTGCCTGATTGACAGAAAGTGAAGCGGATGTGCAACTAAACTGACCACCAGATCCGGTTATAGAAACTGTCAAAAGTGTTGGTGAAGGTGGCACCGTAGTACCAGCACCTGAAATGGTGACTACATGTGACGCTATCCATCCAAAGAGAGGAAGTTGGACAGAAATTACATAACTTGGATTGAAATTTACAGTTATGTATGGACCGGCTGCATTAACCGAACCTACAGTCAGTGTTCCTGGAGGCAGAACTCCTGACGCGAAAGTCAGAACATCTCCAACTTGCCACGTCGCGGGACTAGCTGCAGCGACGGCCAAGGTTCCTAAAATTGGAACCGTGACTGTACTGGTTCCAGAACCAATAATTACTGAAGTATTTGAATAATTGAAATAATATCCGCGCTCCGTATCGAACTGTCCATCGGTCAAGAAAGAAGAACCCCAGTGAGTCAAGGTTGGAGTCGCGGAACAACTTACAAGATTGACGGAGGTTCCGGTCAAATGGTTCGAGGCTACTTGGCCTGTAAAAGTTCT